ACGATACAAATCTGTATTATTGATCGACGTTGTATTTACGACATCTTGGTGGTGAATATTAAGAGCATATTTCTCACATACAATCACTGCTGTGTCATAACCCGACTTACTGTTATATATTACTACATTTAGGTCCCGTTTGTCAAATCTTTCTGTCAAAAAAAGTGTATAAAACATACCCAAAGCCCGAGAGGCTTCACAGTACATATTGTCAACAAGTAGTGTCCAAGGATCAGGCCAGTTATCGCAACTGTCTAATTCCAAGTAATGATTAACTAACGGAGCTTTTTTCCACAAGTCCGTTGTTTGCTGAAGCATTTCCATCCTGTCAAGATGCTGAATGCTTTTTCTGAATTTACGCCATTCAGAGAGTCGATCCTCTGGCCGTAGTTCAAACATAGTGACCTTTTATTTTATTTTATTTTAATGTTTCGATACGATAGTGTAGTGATGGTGCAGTACCTGTGCTAGTTGAAGTATACTGAATAGTGCCAGTAGTAATATCGATTCCAAAACCAACACCTACGTCTGCATTTTCAATTCTTTCTTCATCTAAACTATAACCAGAAGTATTACTACCTGTTACAGTTAATACACCTGTGGCACATGTTTGTCCTCTATTAATAGTAAAATAGACTCGATGATTAGTAACTACTGATTCGTCAAAGTCAATACCAGTAGTTGTTGCAACAGAAGTATTGTCTACTAATGTGCTTAACACACCTGGTTGTTGATAATGTGTTCCGTAAACAATGTGTTCACCTGCAACTAAACCATACACACGTTTATTGTTTGTTTCAATTCTAGCATGAGTTGCAGCATCTGCATCATTACGTTCAAAACTATCACCAATACTGTAATTGTTATCACTGTTAATATCAATTACAGGTGCTAATGGTCCACCTGCTCCAGCAACGCCGCTTGCAGTCATTACTTTAAATGTGTTAAATGAACTTACAAAGTCTTTAACTGAAAATACTTTAACTGCTGAATGATGTATGTCATCAAATAAGCAATTATTAACTTTTACGCCTGCAGGTCCGTTACCTATAATGTTCTCACCTACTACTACGCCCTGGTAAAGTAAATGAAAATTGCATTTGTCTAATACAACGTTATTAACTTCTGTATCAATAACAAATGCCTTGCTTGCTCGTCTGTAGTTACAACGATTAAATGTTATATGATAACTTTGATCGGTTGATTCTTTACTAACTTTTACACCAACACTTGCAGTTGATGTACTTGGATACGTGCCGTCACTTGCATGATTGCCAGTAAATGTTACATCATCACAATGTACATATTTTGCACGTTCAATTAATATTGCCGGATAAGCAGTTGTGTTTTCAAAACTGCATTGTGCAATAGAAATATTTTCTGGAAAAGTTGCTCCACTTAAACCAATATTTGTACCAGTTTGTTGAGCACTATCAGCAGTTCTTGCAACATAGTCAACTGTTGATCCATTGTACTTAAATATAGTGTGTTCAGCACCTTCGCCAATTATAACTGCATCACTTGGAATCTTAATTGCACTTTTTACAATATATGTTCCTGCTGGAAACAAAATTCTTTTTAAACTTTTACTGTTTGAAGATTCACGACAATATACTTGAAATAGCATCCAGTTAATCTTGGCAGCCATATCAGTTGTTCCGTCACCAACAATACCAAAATCTTTTGCACTTACAACATCATCTAGTTTACTTTGTAACGTTCTTTGTACATTACCGCTACCGCTTTGTGTTTGTGCTGTGTAGCCTGTTTCTGTACCTTTATATGTGTACGAACTAATACCACCTAGTATGTCACTATACTGTGTTAAAATCTCTGTGTTACCAACTATCGGTGCACCTTCTTCAATAGGTCCATTACCAATATAAAGTTTGCGATTGTCAATTACCCAACCTAATTCGGCTGCGGATAATTGCGGAAGATCTTGCAACAAACCACGTCTATGTTGCACTCTTGAAATTTGAATTACTGCCATTTGTCCACCTTCGTCTATGTAATGTATTTATACATTAATAGTGGTATTTATATAGTATTGCTCTACTCTCTTCCACCACTGTTGGCGCCAATGCTCAAACATATCACCTTCTACAATAAACTCTTGATATTGAGGTTCTGACTGTAAGTTACCCATCTCATCTATCTCTGGCTTAACACACATTAACACTACACCTTTAGAAATAGTTGTACCATACACTTCGTTATGTGCTTCGGCGTATGCACATAGTTGTAAATAGTAATCTTCAACCCACTCTGGTTTCTTAGGCTTGTTTGTTTGCTTAAAATCCATAATAGCATGTTCGCCATTATGTACTCCTACTAAGTCAGTTGTGCCTGCATAAATTCCAGGAAAGAACATAGATACCTCTACACCCCAAACTTCATCAACGTTGCACATACCTTCGCGTATAACAGTTTCAGCCATTGCATGTGATTGCCAACTAAATGGATTTTTGCCACGTTCTTTAATAGTACCATCAATACAATAATTTTCCAGATAGGTATGCATACGTGTACCGCGATTAGCGGCTTCGGTTACAATCGCCTGTGCTTGAAAGTCGCCAACACGCTTTCGCCAACGTGCGAGTCCTTCTTGTTTTTCTTTTGATTGAGTGGCACTAAGAACTGTAGTTACACTAGGAACTGCTAGTCCGTCAGGAGTGCTATATAGCCTTTTTCCATCTACACTCTTGCGAGTTAAGGCCTTGTAGTTATATTTTTCAGTTATCATAGTATTACTATAACAGGTATTTCGTTAGTAGTCAAGTTCTTTTTTTCAATGCTCGCTTTGCCATTGAATCAACCTTATCAACAGGTTCTAAATCTAAGTCTGCTTTACTTGCAATAGTTGTTTCGTCGCCTGCTAGATTTAGTACTACAGTTTCTTGGTTAAAGTCAGCGACAAGAGTCTCAAAGGCCGGGTTGCCTTGTACTAATGTACTGAAATTATCATACGTTAAAGAGACTCCAACCGAACTTGCCATCTGCGCCAAAGCGTCCATGCTGATCTCAGGCTTAGCACCTGTCTGTTCAGCACGGTTCTTAAGAAAAACTAGCAAACTCATTATCTTATTAGATGAGTCTGTTTCTATTACAATCTCTTCAAAACGCATTATATACGTTCTTCTCTGTCAAATTCGCCACTACCTTCTTGACCTTCGCTACCAGCATCTAAGTCTAACTCTGCACCAGCATCTGTATCTGTATCTGTATCCAGCTCCATATCTAAACTGTCATCTGTGGTTAAGTCTGTTGCCGGTTCTGCGTTAATTGGCTCTTCTCCAAGTAGTATACGACTTGCACTATCCATATCTGAACGTGCTTGTGTTACTGCATCCATAAATGTTTCTAATGCACCTTTAGCGGCATTAGTAAATGCTTCTGCTTTCTCATTGCCCATTTCATCACGGATTGAATCTGTCAATGGAAGTAATTCTTCGTTCATCATTTCGCCAACATCTTCTAACATACTTTGAATTCTATCAACCATGTCTTTTGACGCTAGTACTAATTCTGCACTTTCCATTTCGCCTTCTTTAAGAACGCTTTCTGAAATGCCTAATGCCTTTTTAGAACGTCTTTGTACCATTTGTAGCATACGAACATTTGCCATCCCACTTGACATAATCTCGTCCATCATATCAATAACTGGCATAAGTCCTATCATTAATGAAGGTGGTACAGTTTTGCCTTGCTTGTAAAGTTCCATTGCACGTTTTGCCTTAGCAAAGTTTTGTGTTCCTACTAGCATACGAAGTGATTGGTTTCTCTTTGCATCTGCTCCTGGAAGTTCCTGTTCTGGCTCAATAGCACCATCACCTGGCTTTTCATTAGACGGCTCATCTTTTTCATTAATACCTAAATCGTTTTCAACCATCCATGCTTCAACAGTTTCTTTAGCAAGTTTTGACGCCATATACTTCTTATCTGTTTGATAAGGAGCTGTGCCTTTCTTGGACTCTGTAATCTGTCTATCAATTGCCTTTAGCAACTTTGATGCACGTTTTTCAGTTAACTTCTCTAACTCGAGAGCCATTCCAAAACGTGTGTCTAATAGTTTGTTTAAACTATTACTATGTTTAATTCTATTTAAATCATTTAATTCCATGTTATTATCCCGGTACCTGTTCTGTAAGTGTATTTAGCCTACTTTTAAATTTTTAAGAAAATCTGTTAGTCGTTGTCTCTTGTTTTTTAACTGACATATACTGTCGTCATAACGTATCCACATTAGTTCTTTTTTAAAAGGGTCTGTTGTTGTTCTAAATCTTGCTAGATAAACGTAAGCGTTCTCTACAAGACGTCCGTAATTAGCATCTTCATGTACTATTAGCCTAGCATCACTGCTGTTTTTACCAATTGTTGCTACGCACCATGCCACTGCACTTGATCGTAGTGTAAATGTTTTTTCAATTTGATTTTTATAGGATACATTCCAGTAACCATCTTCCTGCTTGCAAGTGTAGTTTCCTACTCTTACACTGTCTTTATTATCAACAATAACAGGTGTGGTATCTAATCTTGACTTTACAAAGTCAGAAAATTTCTTAAGATCTGGTCTCTTTGTAATAGTAGAGCTCTCCATTGCGTTTTTTCCTATACAATACACTTTTGTTTACTAACATTAAACATACTTTTAAATGTTTTTGATTAACATCAGTTAATCTAACTGATGTCTTGAAACTGCCTAAAAATTCTTTTTCTTCTTTTGATAATGATACTCTTACACCATCTGAAAATTCAAAATAACTCATCGAACTACTTGTGTGATTCTATCCACTTAACTGCTTCTGGTTTACTCGGTGCACTTGCTAGAAAACTTCTAACGGCACTCTCTGTCTTATCAAGACGAGTACTCAAAGTACTACGCATATCTGAACTGTTATCTAATACCAAAAAGTTCGATCTGCCAAACATACTTTGTAGTTTACCTATATTCTTTTGCACTGCTGACCACATTTCTTTAATAAATGTATCAGGCAGACGTCTTGCACGCCTTGTATTTTGTTCTAGATTAGTTTGTAAATCCGTGTTTACAAAAATCATCATTGAGTCATAACCCAATGCATCTAATCTTTCTTTAACTTGTGATATCTTTTCTGCATCTTTAGCAGTACCATCAATAACTAGACCTAACCGGCCTTCTCTATATAATTCTTCTTGTTTATCGGCTAAATCTTTAGCACGATTGCGTAATTGTTGTCCTTGTACACTAGCAATCTCATCTGGATTACTAATATCAAGCTCTGCTTTTCTCATAAGAAATTCATATGCATTGTCAGGATTAACTACTTTAAGTCCACTAGCCAATGTTGCTACTGTATTTTTATACACAAAGCCTTTACCACTTCCTGGTCCACCTGCTAGGAATATTGCTTTAAATATATCAGGATCATTAACGGCTTCATCAAGTGATGATTCCATCTCAATACTAACTTTTTGTCCTGGACGGATACCGCCTGCAGGCTTTTGACGTCCTGCTGATTTCTTAGATTTTATAATTGGATTTTGGGGGTCTGCGTTATCAATATCTACTTCTGCAGTATCGATTGTAGTTTCAATGCCTGGTTTCTTTGGATCCACCATAGTAACTTTGCTACCTGCAACTCTTGTTACTTTTTGAGGCTCACCTGCCATTTCAAGTATATCATCTAATCGCATTTATCTACTAGCCTTGTTTAGTGCTTGGATTCTTTTGCTTACTGGATTAACTCGTTTTGTTCTTTTTGACTTACGATTCATTTTACTACCGAGTCTTGCTTTAGTCATCTTAAACTTCATACGTTTTTTGATGTCCGGTGCTGCAAAACATGCGGCAGGCTTACTAACAGTTTTACCTTTTAATCTACCAATAGTGCATCTATATTTCCGCACAACTTGGTTACCACGACGGCCCCATGCCATTTTGGTTTCGGTTATCTCTGTATTATCGTCACTGAATAGTTCTAATATAAGCATACTAGTATTTAGTCCAATTGGATTCTATTTAAGAAATAGCTGGTATGCTAGGAAGCCACATGTAGTGCATAAAGTCGTAATAATACCTACACCCCAGTTAATCATTTGCCTGTTGCGAACATCGCGGTCACGGACTACACTGTCTCTAATTTCTCCAAGAACAGATTCTATTCCTATGACACGCCCTTCAAGGTTGTCTATTTTTTCTTCCAAACGTGAGTACCTCGCTGCACATAGTTCAACGTGAGCTTCTAGGCTTGTTTTTTCAATGTCTCGACTTATACTCATTGCTTCCTCAGGACCTCTGTGGTCTGTTGATTTTATTGGAGCCTTATAGACTTATGCCTGTGTTTATGCCTGTGTTTTGCCTGTCGCTTTTACGCTTCATATATATTTATGTATGAGAGTTAAAAACTAATATGAATGTTTATCTTTGGAACTTTTTTACTGCTACGTTTGATGCTTGTGCAATCGCATCTTTTCTTCTTACTGCCTTATAACCTATTATAGCACCTGCGGCTGCGCCAACTGCGGCCCATCCTAATTTACTATTGTACGGGCTCTTTGCTTTTTGTGCAGCCATACCGTTAACACTTTTTATGTAAGGTCCATGTAAGTCGCTACCTCTTGCATAATGATTCATCATAAACCCTAAACGTGTTGCTCCTGCTTGTTGCTCACTTGCAGTTGCTTTTGGCCAGTCTGCAATAATTCTACGCATTGACTTAAGATTTGGATCTCTAATTTGTAAAGTCTTTTCAAGTTGCATTATTGTGCGTCTATCTCTATCCGTCATAGCAACACCGTTTTGAATGTCTTTAAGCATACGTTTAACTTGTGCATTAGGTACACTAAGCATTCCTTTGTCTTCGATTGTATCAAGATGTGCTAGTAAGTTATGTAAATCACTACCGCCTGCTCTAACACCATCAAATCCACTAAAACGTAACGTGTCTTTTGCATACTTTCCTGCTACTCCAGGATCTGTATAACGCATTGCCTGTAAGGAAAGCATGTGTGCGTAAATATTATGTGCTACATCTTCTGCACTCTTAGTTTTAAACGAAGCAGGACTTCTAAATAACTTTGCTTCAACTAATTCATCTTTTAAAAAATTCATCATTTCTCGCACCTACAATTTATACCACCGCAACTACCTTTAAGCGGTTTATTTTTAATTAAACCTAATGACATTCCTAAAACAAAAACTGTCATAAAAATTAAAGTTAATCCAAATGTTTCTATCATCTTTGTACTGCCCTGTTTGCTTTAGTAAAGTATTCTCTGCCAACTAGTTTTACATCACCCTTAGGATCTGCTAGAACATAGCCTTCTCCGCCTTGTCCTTTACCAATAGTTGCTTTAACATCAGCATCTTGCTTTTCAAACTGACTAATAATATCATCCTTAACAATTTGTATTCCACGTACTATACGCCACATACTTTTGAAACCGTTATCGTTGCCTTGTATGTGTTGCATTATTCGAGCTTGTTTAACACCGCTTACTTTACTTGTAGATAGCCATTGTTCAAAATCACCACCTAAGTTATCCATAGTCGAGTCAACTTTACTGTTTATGTAAGTATAGAATACTTTACTTAGATCTTTCATTTTAAGTTGCTCTAAAACATTTACATCTAATAACTTATCTATGTCAGTTGCACTACTGTTTATTACTGATTCTAATTGCTTAATTTTTGAATCATCAATTTTAGGTGGTTGTTGCGTAGTTACCGGTGGTATTACTAGCACTTCGTTGCCTTGCATTGTTTGCATATCTTGTTGTGTTAACTTACGATCTACGCCATCTTCATCCATATGTATGTGTATTACAATACCATATGTACTTTGTGCTATCTTTTTACCAACGTCACTGTCTGCTCTAACTGTATAAGTTACAATATTAGGAGTAAACACAAAAGAATCTCCATCCATTTTTGGCTTTGTAAAATATAATAAATCGCCTTTATAATATCCTCTAAAGTCATCAGGCATTGCTTTGTCAAATGCATCAAAAGCATTTTTCATCTGACCTGCTAATTGTTTAAATCCATCTCTTTTTTCTGGAACTTGGGCGCCTGGTCTATTCATTATCATTTGTGCTACTGCATCGCCAGACTTTGCTTTTCCGTCATATCCTTTTGCTACAAATCCGCCTTTGTCAGTTAGTATAAAATTACCATTGTCATCACGGCCAAATATAATAGCAGGACTACCGTCCCATTTAATTGTGACGTCATTGTGTCCTCCTTGTTCTAATCTGTGTAAGGCTTCTACTGCACGTTTTGCACCTTTACTACCTTCCCAAAAGATAATATCTTCTGCGTGTTGTATACGTGCTTCGACTGCTTCAATTATAAATTCAAGTGCTTTCATAAGCCTGCCAATTCTAAAGTTCTATTAAATTCTTCGTTTAACTCAGGTGGTATGCCAGCATCTATTATTACTTTATTATTTTCAAAGCCTTTTCTAATCAGTTCTACGGCATCTGCCGGATATTTCTTTTTAACTGCATTCCACAATGTTTCAAAACTGTTTAAATCCTTTGGGCCATCGAGCCCTAGTGCTTTTGCAATACCTTTAGGATCTTTAATCGGATCAACTAACTTCTCGTTGTTATTCTTTTTAGTATATCCTTCTCCGCTTTTCTTAGGAACCGGTGTTCTTCTAATACGGATTAAGCCGTCAGTTGGTGACCACATCCAACGTTCACTTGCAACTGAACGTCCATCATCAATCTTTTCGTCACTGTCTTTGCGTTGGTATACGGCTGCTATAGAGGATATCATAATGTTACGATAGACACCTTTATATTTAGATTCTGTTTCACTAGGTGAATGATAATATGTTTTTAACCAACCCGGGTCTCCAGGCATAAAGTCTACTTGTACAAATCCTGTTCTAGGTCGTCCATCACTCTTAGACTTATCAAATTTTTCTATTTTTATCTTTGTCATTATAACACTAGACTTTGCTAACTCTAGTACTTCTGGCATTGCTTTTAATTTTTCTACAAACGCAGGAATATCTTCTGCAGGTACGTTCAGTGCAACATCAATGTCACCACTATATTCTCTTTTACCTACACTACCGAGTACATTATTTTCTAGGTCAATACCAAGTTTACTTTGCAGTAACTTTAGTGTTGGTTCAATTTCATCTATATGAATTGCTCCTACACCCGGCATTGCACCTCCTTCGCTTAGTTTTTTCACGTTGTTAATCCATCATCTATTGCTTTTTGTGTAGCAGGTCCTTGCATTTCTTTAGGTAGTGGTTGATTTTTATCAGTTAGCCACATTCTACCTTTCCATGTAATAATACCAACATCTGGCCAATCCATTTGTGTACCTACTTTAACTTCACTTGTTTTTTTCTGATCTCCAGTTTCAACATACTGTCCAAAAAACTTATCAATAACTGCTAACAGTTTTCTATCATTTTTAGCAACCATTGGTGCTATGTCTATCAAAGACTTTGATCCAGCATATCCGGTTTTTGGTTTTAAATAGAAGTTCTGACTTCCTAGCATAATTAAAGGCTTAATAAGTTGTTGAATGGTGTTCTTCTTAATTTGATTAGTAATTGCCGGGGTATCTATTATTCGGCCCATAGGTCTTTCAAAGAAATGTTCAAACCATTGTGAAAAAGCTTCTAGTGGATCTTTTTTAAATGAGTCTTGGTTTTGTGCCAAGATCTCCTCAAAGTTTTCTAGAGCTTTCTCATAAAACATCTTTACTTTTTTAGCAAGTACTTGTTGTTCTTTTTGTTTGGCGGATTTGCCCAATCCAAATAATTCATCTAATCTCATTTTAATTTTTTCAACCCGTTAGTAAATTTTTTACTGTCTTGTCGTTTAATTGCCAATAGTAACTTGCGTTCCATGTCCTCAGCTATTTGATTATCGTAACTCTTACGTATTAGTTCTATCAAATTCTTCGCACTGGCAATTAAATGCTCTGCACGTGATTCGATTAAATGTACACGATCTTTCGGTATTGCAATACTATCTAATTCTTCTATTAACTTGCGTGTATTACGTTGCACTTTTAATGATCTCCGTCTGTTATATGTTATTTATGTATTTTTTTGTTAAATAGTACTAGCACATACTAGGGGATATATAACAATGAAAGCAGATTTTCACCATGCTACGTTAGCATCTTTGGCTTATAATAGCCCAACTAAAAAAGTAAACGACGAACTAATTGCACTCGGGTATGAAGAAATTCGGTTTATTGATATCGATGGTGCTCAAGTTTACTTAGTAAGTAATAAAGATCATACAACAATAGCATTTCGAGGAACTGAAGTTACGCAATTTAGTGATGTTGTTGCTGATTTAAAGGCTTGGAAAACAAGAAGTAAAGTTAGTGGCAAGGTACATGATGGATTTTATGACGAAGTTGAAAAAGTATGGAAGTCAATAATATTTGAACTATCTACTATGCATAAAGGCAAATCATTGTCTATATGTGGTCATAGTTTAGGTGCCGCAATGGCAACTATATGTGCAGCTCGTTTATCAAAAGCTGGATACAAGTTAGTATTATACACTTACGGTTCTCCTAGAGTTGGTAATCGAACATTTGTTAAAAGTATCGGATGTTGTCACCATAGATGGGTAAACAACAATGATGCAGTTACTAAAGTTCCTATGGCGATAATGTTCTTTAGACATCACGGAAAACTACACTATCTAAATCATTTTGGTCTTGTACGCAATGGATTAAGTCCATGGCAAAGATTTAAAGATAGTTGGAGAGGTAGAGTTGCTGCCTGGAAGAAACGTGAACCTTTTGACGGTGCAAGAGATCATTCTATAGGCAAATACGTTACTGCAATCGGCAAGCCTGAAAACGATATTGGCGAAGACCATAAAACTACTAACTAGACTTTAGTCCACTTAACATATCTTTCAACTTACTACTTTGTACAGTTGCATGAACCTTAGCTTCTGGTTGCTCATCATTCATACTTCCACCAACGTTAGACTTAATCTTATTCATCATATCTGTTGATTTGAACGACTGCGTACCAGTATCATCTTCTGCTAAATCCCTAATTCTTAAACTATTAATATCAAAGTCTAAATCAACTTTTTGCCCAACACCGCTACTACTTCTAGTTTTCATAAACTGTATTTGATATCTTCCTCGTTCACGCATTGCTCTGCTTGTAAAAATACCAATAACATTATCAGCAGTATTAATCTTACTAATACCACCCGCAATATGACTATGATCAAACTCTATTTCTTCAACTGCCGCTCTGTTTAACTGTGATGCTGTTACCATAATAAGATTGAACTCTTTAGACAAGTTACGCAGTTCTTCACTTACATACTTGTCTTTAATAAACTGATCGTTTGGACTTACTTTAGCACTAACCGGCATTAACAAGTCTAAGTAATCAACACAAATAAAATCTATTGGTTTTCCTGTTTGTATTTGTAACTCTTTTAAGTATGCTCGCATATCATTAATATTACTCTGTGCTGGCATATACTTAATTCTTAATCTTCCTGCTTTCTTTGCAGTCATTCCAATTTTCATTTCAACTGTGTCTAAGTCTTTAAAAATATCTTTACTTGGAACATCTGTAACCATACTATCTAATCGCATAGCACATAGCCCTTCACTAAGCTCTAGTGTAATATATACTCCTGATAGTCCTGCCAATGCCCAATTAATAGCCAAGTTTTGCATAAACAAACTCTTACCACTACCACTACCTCCAGCAAATATATTAAGTTCACCTTTGTTAAACCCTCCAAACAGTTTTCTGTCTAGTCCTGCCCAACCAGTGCTAACTTGTCCGTTACCGTCTTTTAAATTCATTAAACGATCACGTGGATTATCCCAATAGTCAATACCTAAGTCGTTTGTTAAACTTATCTGTACTGCGTCTTTAATAAGTTTTTCAACAGGTTCGTATTCACCTTTTTCAATCATATCTGCGGCTGCTAAAATAGCACGTTCAAGTTCTTGCTTTTTAGTAAAGCCTTCAAACTCTTCCATAAACCATTCATAGTGGCCATCTGTTAAGTTTTCAACTTTCTTTAGTTCCATACTACAGGCTGCATTTACTTGTTCAATTGCAGGCATAGTAGCATGATCAGTTGTATGCTTTTCTATGAACTTTGCCGCTTCTTTTAGACTCCTATCAAAGTTTTCACTATTAAAAATGTTTTGCACTCTTACAAATGTTTGTGCATCATTAAGCATCATTTCTAAAAATAATCTTTGTAAATCTACTGTATAATTAGTTGCCAAGTTTCTTCCTCATCAATTCTATCTTTATTCTACTGCTTTGTTTAGTGGTTACAATACTCCATAACGTATACAATTTTCCATACTTGTCAATCGCATCACTAACATCTTTTACATCACTATCCCATTCAGGATATGCTACATTCCAACCATACTCTAATGCAGCATCTATTAGTTTTTGTCCTGCTTCATCTTTGTCAGGAACAACTATTACATCTTTAGCCAAGTTGTCAATTACATCTGCTTGCGTTTCGCTTACATTATTACTTAATACTGCAACACCATCAATTTTTAGTGCATCAAGTGGACCTTCAACAACTATAACAAATTTATTATCCTTGTCCTGTGCATCAGTATTATACACGTAACCAGGTTCCATTGAATTATAATACTTAGGTTGTACAGTACCATCAATAGCACGACCACAATAACCAATTGTGTCACCTTTCCAGTTAAACGGCACAATAAGTCTACGATTCATATTACCAGCTCTACTAGGGCTCCACATAAGTTTATCTAACTTATCATCTAGTCCTCTAGTTATTGCATATTCAGCAGCCTTATTTGCAAACTCATGTTTGCCTTCATGTAACCATTCCATTATAGATTTACTATCGTCGGGTAATGGCCTAGTTTTAAAAACTATTTCTTCTTTTTCTACTTCAACTGGATTTAGTTCTTCAGTTACTTCTTTTATACGAAGTGCTTCTATTGTTAGCCCACGTATAGTAGACTCGTCAGCACCTAACCATTGTAATAACTTACGAAGTTTGTAACTTACCGGTCTACCTGGTTTCCAACTTGCTTTATAACCACAGTTAAAGCAATGATAACTTACACTGCCATCTCCGTTTGCAATCGCACCTCCACGTCCTCGTTTGTCTGCACTTTCTCCGTTGTGTGTGCAACAAGGTCCGCTAAAACTAATCCAATTACTTGAACTTGTTTTCTTTTTAGAAGGTAGATGTGCTACCAATGTATCTTGGATAGTATTTTGCATAATAACTGATTATAACACAGAGTTACGGACGATACAAGACTTTTGTTATAGTTCCTGCAGTTTTTACACTTTTAAATCTAACTGCTGTATAGTTGCCTGTAAAGTTAACTGAAAAACTACCTGATTGTGCAGTGTATGTCTTCGGACTTACATCTGCTTCAGTATAATCAACCCAATCACTATCAAGTAGTGAACTTGGATCTGCATCTACTGTAACTTGCACTGTAATGGTGCCTGTATAACCTACTAGATAATATTGTGCAGTATGTAGTGAGTCTGTGTCTAAGTGTGCGTGTGCAAGTGCGTAGGAGCTATTATCAGTGGTTGTAGAGGCAGTCATAGTACTGAATGTAACTTCTGTACTTGCACTAAAACCAACATATGGTGCATCAAATATCTGTATTTGACCATCAGCATCATAATCATCATCACTATAAATTATAGTTTTTGATGAGTCACTGTTTAGTTCGTATATACTGTAAATAAAACGTCCTGCATTAGTTGTTGACATATCTGTGCTAGTTAAAGCAAAGTCTACCTTGCCTGCTTGACTTTGAGTCGTATTACCTAGGGTGACGGTCTTGTTTTTGATAACTAAGTATGTAGTCGGATCGACTATGTTGAGAACAAATGTCTTGTTACTTACATTTACACTTTTTTGATCGTTATCTAACAATCTTAATTGCACCGTGTTTGTAATACCGCGATAAAGTTTTATAGGTCGAGCATACACTGTTCTACTCCTGTTTACAGTTGTTGTATCCGGAGAGTATAACACGCTCAGATACTGTGTTTCTATATAGCCATTTAGTTTTTGCATTGTTATTGAATCCACACATTATATAGAGTATTTATGCCACGAGATGGAAGAATTGATTACAAAATTATTAGATAAGTTTCCGTTCTTGAGTCATATCAAATACGGTCAGAATGAGTACATCGGTATTGTGCAAAATAGAGATGCACATTGCACGAGCTTTTATAACTACGAACGAATTACCGAACAAGGGTTAAAAGAACTGTTCCTTAAACTTGGTGACGATTGGTGGTGGGAGTCTAATAGAATGATTCCTATAAATATCTTTCTTAAAGCCGAATGGTTACCGTTTCGCCCATATTTAACTACATTTATATCAAAAGACTGTGAAATTATTGCTGGTCCTAATGTAAGTTTAAGTGATCTTAGTAAAAAGCGAACTAAAAGACGAAGTATTCAACTAATTAAAAAAGTAGACTAATCACCTAGTCCAGGTGTTTCACTTAACTGATCTCTTTTATCCGGTACCTCCGGATTTAACTGTCTGTTTTGTGCATCAGCGTCTGGTAATGGATCTCTTTGTATTGTTATAACTGGCCATTTTACTGAAAAGTCAGTATTAACTTTCATCCAATATTCTAATTCACTGCCTGCTATATCTGTGTCAGGAATAATAGCACCTGCAGGGCATTCAGGTTCACATACACCACAATCAATACATTCATCAGGATTAATTGCTAGAAAGTTTTCTCCTTCATAGAAGCAGTCTACAGGACACACACTGACGCAATCTGTGTACTTACATTTGACGCAGTTGTCAGTTACAAGATATGTCATTAATAATCCTCGCATAATAAGTTAATATGTACTGCTACTAGATGTGCATATGCAACAGCGTGTGCTTTTTTAAAATAGTAACTACCGTCTGTAGGTTTTTCCCAAACAGTTTTTGCTATTTCCTTCCAGTCCTTGTGTTGTAAGTGTGCTTTACCAGGTCTAATAATACTTAGTAACATTGCCATTTGCGGTATGCTATTTGGTTGTTTCTTTACAATCAAATCATAGTAGTTTCCTATATGTATTACTTTTTCACAAAACTCTTTGCTCTTCCAAAGTAACTCCCAAATAGGCTCCTGTGCTTGTAACTGGTCAAGATGTTCTTCATTTTTAACACGTTGATATACTGCTACGTTTAGTAAGTCAAGTTTAAAATAACCTCTATCTTCAGCAGTTTTATAATCTATTGTTGAAATACCGGTTGCTGGATCATTTGGAATATTTGTATAATATACACCAGTGTTGTGCTTTTTAAGTACACCATGTTCTTTCATCATTGCAGGAGTACATTCAATTAGATCTATTGCACTTTGCCTGTTTGCAAAGTCAAGGTCAATATCTGGTAAATCTCTCATAAGCCTGCTTCCTTTAATGCACTTTTAACAATAGCAGTTTCATGATGATACTTGATAAAGTTCTTCTTCCAAAAGTCTGGGTCAATATATTCATATATCATTGCAAGTTGCTCTTGGCTAATTTTGCCTAAAAAGTCAGTACCAGTATCACAATTAAATACTACCCAAGTGCTAATCCTGCCGTTGACAATATGTTGGCATACTCTGTTTGTATTGGCTGCAATAAAGTAACTTTTTAATTGTACCTTATTCTCATCAGCCCATGCTTCCATAGTTTTTAAACTTCTAGTAATAGCATCTTGCCAACTCTCAACTTTTAAATGTGTTGTTAAGTAAACTTGATAATGCTTATCTTGACACCATTGATCTAGTTTAACATTGTTATTAATCACATAGTCAATAAATTTGCTAACATTGATTACTTTTATACTAACCAAGTGCTTGCCGAACTTTACAAACGCATTATAGTACGGACTATTAGCAAAATCTCCGTATGTTTTTTTAGAACCGTTAGCACCTTGTGTTCTTTCATAAAACCTTAGATATGCTTGTAATCCTAATTGTACTTGTACATCTTTCTCTTGTAACCATCTGCGTTTTTGCTCACAAGTATGGCTAAACAAAGTTTTTTCTTTACTAAAACTTCTATCGCAATATTTGCAAACAAACTTCTTGTCACTCACAGATTTGGCCTTTGCAGCTTCTCTTGCGATTGACATTAACGTATTGTTCATAATAGTTCTTTGAGTTGTTTATCGTCATATCCTAAATCTTCAAGATACTTTTTAACATCTGCTTTAGTGTTAAGTTTCTCAAGTAGTTCAATCTCATCTGGCTTAGCATGAGGGTATATATGGTTTAATGCCTTACCAATTTTGTTCTTGCTAGCCACTTTCTTTTTGTTTGCAATCCATTCATGAAATGCAGTACCCATGCCAGGACTTGCAGTTGTCATTAGTAACCATTGTAGTTTAGGGTGCTTACCTAAGTCATAAAAATGTGTGTTAACACGTTTATTTGTAGCAATAAGCCACCATTCTTGTAACTCACCTGCTCCTTTTACACTACTTGCATAACGATTCATTAAGAAAGGACTAAATGCTTTTCTTTCTTCATCTGTAAGGTTATCATAGAACTGCCTATCTTTGCGGTCCATTGCACCTAATACTTTGTTTAGTGGAAGTTTACCTGCCATAGTTAAAAATACTCTGCATATGTTATTTCAAATAATGTAGCATCATCAATGTTTTCAAACACAATATGATACCAGCGATTGTTTTGCGAGTCCCAATCAATTGTAATATTTACTCCTTCGTTAACCATTTCTCTATCATTAAAAAAATTAATAACATTCTCAATTAACGGTCGTTGTGTCCTATTCCAAGTCTGTTGGTTATCTCCACTTAGACTTAAACTATAACACATATTAGAAGTTTTTACAATATAATTATTACCAGACTTTTTCAACATCAACTACTTCCGATGCTCTGCTAATTTCTTCTACAAAATATGCACATTTAGGTTTAGAACCACTTTCTAATGGTACTGCTAGTAACTGTCCAGGTTTAAGTTTAGGAAAATACCATCGTACATCTTGATATACATCAACAATCTCTACAGGCCTAAACTCAGGCTTAAAGTCACTTCTTGGATTAAAAGTAAATGCATGAAAACCTCTATCATTTAGACTTGTTAACGGAATAACTTCTAAGTCTCCGTGATCAGGTTCTCCAATAAGCATCATCCAATCGCGTGGCATTCGAACTGTGTATTTTCCAATTCTTAATACTAGTGCAGGACTATTAAAGCTCTGTAAGAATATTAGTGGAATAAAAAAGTAGTCTGGTTCTTTTGGGTTACTATTATCTAAGACTGCAAACCTCATATCATCTACCTCTTCAGGCAGATCGTTCATTGAGAATGTTTCGTTTTCTAGGGTTAATATTTGCATCTAGTACACACTCTTTATAGCATCTGCTATACCATACTTAACTGCTTCTTTGGCACTAAGCCACTTATCCTCGGGCGGAAGTAATACTTCACGTATAACTTTTTCTTTAAGTCCGGTACATTTTCTATAATGGTCTAACATACGTTCCGTAGATAGTTCAAACTCACGTACTCTAGCAAACAATTCGTGTTCCTTACCACTACTTCCCCAACTATACTGGTGCGATAAAATACTTGTATTAGGAGTTAATATGCGTCTACCTTTTGTACCTGCCATAAATGTAAGTACACCACAACTTGCAATAAGTCCTAAGCCAACAGTCTTAATTGGAATAGCACTACCTTTCATTGTATCAATAAGTGCAAAGGCTGCATGAACACTTCCACCAGGACTATTAATAATTAACGTAAGTTCCTTTGGTCTCTCATTACTAGGCAATAAATTCTTTTCAATGATCCACTGAACTATAGGCTTTGTTGAGTCAAATGTAAATCCATCTGCCATATAGTAGATTCCAGCATTCCACATAAGCTCACCCGGTTGACGAGCGCCTGCAGGGTTAGAACTAGTCTTTGCTTTGTTTTCTTTCATTGTTATTTCCAATCTGTTTTTTGTAGCACAAATGGATATTTGGCTTCTTTGTAAAATTGTTTTCTTTTAGTTAAATGTCTTTTTGCATATTTGCATGTACTTGTTAT